CATATAGTAGTTTATCTACCTTTCCATGCAACTTATCCACATCTTGATGTAAGTGTTTAAGATGATTATTTTTTATTGAAGAGACCTCTCTCTTTAATCCTGTGATATATCCATATAAGGATATTAAATGTTCGCTAGTTGTTTTGGGTTGCTTAGCCATTATTCTTCTAGGGGGTTTGGTTTTACAGACTCTTCTCCTGGCCCGAAAATAGTATTAAATAAAAATCCTTCTATTTTACCTAGATGATTATATGCATCATCAAATAGGTATTCTATATCCATGGCTGCCAATGTCTCTATTGTAAATTTTAATGTTTCATTTTCAGCAGATATTAAAAAATCTATTTGTTCTTTTTTAAGTTCAGGATCAAGTGGTGAAGTAGCTATTATATTTCTTTTCTCTCTAGAAGTTCTCATCATTAATTCTACTTTTTTTAGTATTGGAGAAATACTACCAAATGCTTGAACTTCTGGTGTAATTATAGGTTCACCTTTTTTATCAGCTTCTTTAATTCTACCAAAAATACCTATTAATCTTGTCTCATGAGATTTTTCTAAATCCATTTGGCTATAATCTATTTGTTTTAATTTTTTAGCTTTAGCTATTAGTGAACTCCACTCTTTATGATATTGTGAATTTCTTATAGGAGAACCAACTTTAAATCTTCTAGTTACTATACTCATAGCATTTTTAAAACTAGAAAAGTCTGCCTCATCTTCTCTTTTAGCTGGTCTTTCTACAGTGTCATCTACACCCTTTACTCTACCAGTTAAACCTTTTTGGGCAGTTCTTAATACACCTCCACCTAATATTGTAGGTGCTTCTGAAAAATCACCTTGTTCTAAAATATCAAAAGGATATTGTAATAATCCAGTAAAGTATGATCCAATTAAATAATCCATTTCTATAGGTGTAAATACTGGATTCTTTACGGTTCCTTCTTTTTTTCTTTCTAAAAATGCTCTTGCGTTAGCACTATAATTTGAAAGTTGTATAGCTAGTTTTCTTGTGCTAGGTCTTAATTGTAATTGATCTAATCTTTGTCTTTCATACGCACCTATAACTGGTGCACCAGAATATAGATTAGTATTAAACATCATTTCTATAAATGGTCTAAGTGCAGTTGGTAAAGGTGTCCCTGGCATTATCTGACTAAATGATTCTGCAACATATTTTTTAGTTACACCATCACTACCTTTGTAAAGACCATCTAATAAACCCACAGCAACATTGGCAAATATCCCTAAGTCATATGGTTTAGGCATTGCATTAAATGGCACTTCAGGATCTAATACCTTTTGACCTTTTTTATTAGTTATGTAATTTGGAAATAAATAATTTAACTGTTTAATTCTATTATCTATCTTTGCATATTCTGGATGTCTAGAATTTATATGATATAGTGCGATCTCTGGTGCTACGATAGTTGTTCCTATTAATGCAGCTGCTTTACCAGGTTGTTCAAAAAATACTCTACCAGTTCTATATAATCCCTGAATACTTGCATTTAAAAACATAGTATTTCTACTTAATGCATTTAGTAATACATTAGATCCACGCATACCAAAATCTGTTGCAACTTCTCTTCCTGCAAATGCAGCACCTATATCACTAAATCCTGCAGCTTTTGCTAGTTGATATTCACCCATACGAGTTGCATATTCAGCTGATTGCACTAGTTTTTTATATTGTCTCCAACCATACCCTATAGGTTTTCCTATAAATCTACCTAATTGATTTGTATAAAATTTAGTTACGTTAGATGATACACCTAAACTAGCACCTTTCTCTACCATTTTTTTAAGAGTTCTAGGTGTTAATGCTTCTGTTTCAGATCTAGAAGAATAACCCATACCATTAAGTAATCCTTCTTTATACATTTGAGTTTGTCTAAAAGCATTTATATATCCTTTAGCACTCGTAAATCCTGGAACATATCCTAAGTAAGGTATATTTTGTTTTTGTAAAGCTGATTCAACAACCTTTCTAGCACCTGTTGATTTTTTAGGATCAAATTTTGGTATAATTCTTTTGCCAAAAACTGTTAAACCTTCGGTGCCTTTTAATTTTTGATTTGCTAAACTAGCTCTATTAAATGATCTACTGCCTATACCAAAAGCTGAGTTTATCGTACCAGCCAATGTATCTCTGATAATATTAAATGCTACAAACGGAGGTGAATATGTTATTGCTTGTGATGCAAATCTTGCATATCTAGATGCCCATCCATCTTCACCAAACATTGCTAATACTTTATATGTTTTAGCTTCACCAATACCTTTAAATACTTCAGCTAAATTAGAATCCATTATTTCATAAACTTCAGCTTTACCATTTCTATAAACTATATCAGCTATTTCTTTAGATCCTTCTGTAGGTTTAAATGTATTTGAAAAAGTTAATACATCAAGACTATCTAAATTTTCTAATGATTCTAATCTTTTTTTACCAGCCCTAATAGGTATATCTTTTTCTGGATCAAATTTTGCACCAGCTTTAGTATATGCTTTTTTTACATTACTTACAGCTACATTTATTATTCTAGCAAATTCATTTCCTTTAACTTTCCTAGCTATAGAATCTTTATTAATTTTACCTAACTTATCACCTTTATCTAGCATATTATAAAATGCAATCTTTGCTCTATTTCTATCGCCAGCTAATACAGTTTGATAAGTATATGTAACTAAGTTTTGATATAAATTTATATCACCTTCTTGTTTTTGCTGTGCTAATTTAACAGCACCTGGTCTAGATAATCCTAATAATTTTTTTGTTTGTTCTTTTACAGTAGATATTACACCTGTTGTAGCAGTTTTATCTCTAGTTAATGGTATAAAAAATGGATTTTCTTTTAATATTTTTTTAACATCTGCTCTAGATAATAATCCTGATTGTACTTGATATTCTAATAATTCATCTGTAAATTGTTTATATTTTTTAAATGCAGAAACATAAGCACTAGTTTTAATTTTTCTATTAGAAGCATTACCATATTTTTTTTGAAAAGCATTTGAATCTAATTCTACATAATCTATATATTCTTTTCTTAATTTTTTTTCTGTAGGTAATGTCTTTTCTAATTTAGGTCTTCTCTTTGCTATAAAATCTTGACGTTTAGCAGCTATATAATTTAAAAATTGATTAACTTCATTTCTGTCATCAAAAGGTTTTAGTATAGTATGTAACCCTTCACTTTTACCTTTTATATAACTTGCTGATTTTGCTATCGAGCTAGGTGGTAAATATACACCATCCATTACAAAATTATGTGCCCGTGTGCTAGATGCTGTTAAAAGTCTTAATTGAAAGTAAGGCTCTAATATTGGATCTGTTTTAAAATTTTTTGATTTATATAATTTTTTTAAATCAATAACATCTGTAGCAGATTCAGGATCTATTTCTTTTTGTAAAACTTTTATAAAATCCCATTGATCTGCTAGATTAGTTCTTACTGCACTTAACTTATTGCCAATGACTTTTTTAATTGTGCCTAATGGGCTATTAACACCTTCGGATTGATTAGTATTGTCTGGATCTTTTTTAGATGCATTTTTTAAATTTTTAGTAGGTAATGTTGTATTCTTTTTTAATAGTAAGTCTTTAGCTTTACTTACTAATAAACTTCCGCCACCCCCAACAAATAATCCTATACCACCCCCAGTTAAAGCAACAGTTCCTGTTCTTACAGGATCAAAAGTTTCTCTCAAAGCTAATTCTTTTTCTACTGTCTGATTTGCAAGATCTATAGTTCCTAGTCCTACACCATCTATCGCAGCTATAGAACTAGCACTTTTTAGTAATGCTTCTTTCTTAGCTTTTTTAGATATCTCTGCTAATTTTTCTGGGCTATCTATTACACCCTTTTTTAAAACTTTTTTCTTTACACCTTTTTTAATTTCATTTTTAATTACTTCACCACCTGCTTTTTTTAATACACCTTTTGTAATTAAACCACCAACACCAACTCCAATTAAATTTAGTGGATCCATTATGCCAATACCTAAATTTTTAAAAAATCCTTCTGCACCTCTACCACCCTCTTCATAAAAATTAGGCAGTTCACCCCAGTATCTAGTTAAATAAGATAATCTAGCTTTTTGATCTTCAGTTATATCATTGCCTTTAACATAAAAATATTCTTTACCCATGTTAAAAGTATTAGCTTGATTCCAAGTTCTATCTGATATAAATTTATTTATTGCTTTTATATCACCATCAACACCATCTTCAAATCCTTCACCATCCCTATTTGTATAATATGATTTTGCTACAGCTGCAAGTTGTTTATTATCATATATATTATCAAAAGTATACTTTAATGAGCCATCATCATTTTTTTGTATAGGTATTATATTATTTATATTATTATCCTGTACTATTTTAGTTGTATCAATAACATTTCTTTTTTTATATTTCTGTATATTTTTTAACATCTGATCTGCAGATGCTACTGTTGTTTTGTTATTATTTTTATAAGAATCTATATTTACTATAGAATCTCCGTACGGATTATTATACATAGTATTATTGATCTTGTATTACTAAAGTTGGATCTATTGCTATTAATAGTAAATCTCTATAATTATTACCATCAGAGTCTTTTATATTTGCTGCAAAACTCTGTGCAAAGTGTAATCTTTCAGATCTAGTTTGTAAATTATCATTCATATAAGTTACTAATGCTATTATTTTATCTTCGTCTGTTTGATAAGTATTATTAAAACTTTCACTAAATCCTGAAGCATTATATCTATTAATATCAAAACTTTTATCTCTAATTTTTTCTTTAAAAGTTGCTGATTGATATCCATCTAAAACTTGTCCACCAATGTAACCTTGAGTTTGATCAAATAAAATTTGATTTGCAGCTCCTGCTGTAGCTGTTAGATCTGCCTTTTCAGTTCCTGCTACTTTAAAATTATCACCTATCCTTGCCATCACTGCTTTAAAAGCATTTCTTTCATTTGCTTTTTCACCAAATAATTCCATACCAGCAAAATTACCAGCATTATCTCTTATAATACCTTGATCAAATCCTCTAAAACCCGATATAGCTTGATCAACTTGATTAGGAGTTCCTAAATCTACAGTCGATTGTATAGGGCTAAAATATTGAGATAACTCAGTGCTAGCAAAAGTATCAGACGGTGCTGGACCTTTTGCCATATCTTGAGATTTCATCGGGCCTGGTTCTTTACCACCAACTAAACTTTCCATAGTATTGAATCCTAATCCACCTAATTCTTTTATGCCTATTTGGTCTAGAATAGGATTATATTTTTCTTCAAAACTTTTAACTCTAGTATTATATCTAGTATTAAAATCTGTTTCAAATCTAAGGTTTTTAAGAGCATCTGGATCTTTTAATTTATTTTCTTCTCTAAACTCATCAAACTTTTCCATACCTTCTTTTGATGCTGTGAATCCATTTATATCTGCTAACTCTGCAAGATTAGGATTTATCGCAGCTATTGATTCATAATTACTTCTTCTTAGTTTCTCATCAGCAATAGCATCGGGTAGTATATTAGTATAAAAATTAGTGCCAGCAGATTCTAATACTCTAGCTTTTAATTCATCGTTAGCTTGTGTGTTTGCTATTTTAGCCCCAAGATATCCTGTTGCTATACTTCTAAATATACTCATTATGCTACTTCCTCCTTGTCTGGTTTAGCCATCAAT